CGCCGAATTCTACGAATTCGGCGGTAGCCTCTATCAGCTCGCTGGCGTCATGGCACACACGCTCATGGAGTATGCCGCTCTCGAACGCCCAACCCTCAGGGGCCGTTACTGTTAGCTCGGATTTGTTTACGGTTGGCTTGGGTTTCATCGCGTGCTCCGGACGATTGTGGGTCATGGGTTCTAAGGCCACATTGAGGCCTAGCAGACCCCAGTGCAACATAATTCGTACAACGCCGTTACTTTTCGTTGCGCAACGTATCCTCTGCAAGTGGGAAGGCTACTGATTCCAGGGGTTTGCGGCGCGTGTTTTTTTTGAGGGTTTTGGTGGGTCGGTAGTTGGGTGCTTAGGCCCCGAGCCCCTCTCCCCTCCCCGGCGCTCTCCGGAACCTGGAGCCAGCTCCTCCACCCGATGCCATCCTCAGCGGTAGGGAATCACGCGCGTACGTGAGTTGCCCGATTAGAGCTAGGCTGGACAGGGAGCGGTGGGGTGTATAGTTGGTATACACTCCCTGGCCAGTAGCTATACACACTGGGTGGATAGTAACTATACACTGGGTGGATAGTAGCTATACGCTTGGGTTAGCTGACTGACCGGTCGGTAGGTAAACTCATTACGGTTAGTTGACTGACCGGTCGGTAAACCAATGACGCGGTGACCCCTCCCCCCGCCGAGGCTGCGTTATGACAAATTCACGCACCGCAATTTCCGAACTGAGCACTAAATCTGATCACCCAAACCCCCCGTGACCCGTTGGCCCCAAAGGCCAAAAGGGGCACCCGTACGGCCAGGTTTACAAATCCCTCAATTCATGCTACAATATTGACATATCAATGATATTAGAGAGTTAGAGGAGCGTAGACTGTACGCTCCGCTAAGTCTCGGTCCAATCGGTGGCTTTGGAGGTTACCATTGGATGGCTTCGGCGGTTTGCTTTTGTGCAAAGCCGCCGTGTTCGTAAAGTCGCTAACTTGATGGCGTTTCGCCAGCTAGGGAGCGGCTGCTTCTAGTATGGTGAGCATCTCTTAGATTGGAACGAGGAGATCACCTAAATTAGTAGAGCGCGCACACGCGCGCGAGGTGGTTGGTTTTGCCTGAGCGCTACGACCCTCGACAGTCTCATTCAATGCCCCTGGCCCCAACCCGCGACCCGAGCGGTAGCGAGCTGGAGTGGTTCAGGTCTAACCCCGACATCGGCGGCTACGCAGCGCCGGACGGTCACGTGGTGGTGAACCCATTCAACCGCTTGACACCGTCTGAGAACGAGGCGCTCATCCGCAACGAGAGCGCTCGTATCTTTATGCGTAATAACGCCTCTGCCCAGCCGACGGCTCAGAGCTTTGGGCTCACGCCGTCTCAAGCCGCGTTCCCCTACGCTGAGTCGGCTCCGCCCATGGAGCCCGACGCCGCTCTCCGGCGCAGCATGGCCGCCCGTGTGTTGACTGGCGACCCCAGCGCGGGTCAACCTACGGCCCAGCAGGGGCGGTTTGCTGAAGAACTCCTCGCTCGGATGGTGGCCGCCAGACAGGCGGCGGCTAAGAGGTAGTATGCCTACGAACGTAGTGAAGACAACTCGTGACGAGAAGCTCTGGAAGCGCGCTAAGGAGCAGGCCGTATCTGCCGGTAAGGCTGGTAACTACGCCTACATCATGGGAGTCTACAAGCGTATGAAGGCGCGGCAGGGTGCTGCCGCTCATGGAGGTAAGTGATGGCTGACAAGACCCCCAAGCGCCCCAAGGCGCGTCAAGCTGCGGCTGCTGCTGAGAGTGGCAAGCCGGTCAAGCTGAAGAAGAACTTCCAGAACGAGATGTCAGCGGCTGACCGGCTTCGTTACTACCTGGGGTTGCCTCAGGAGTACCCGATGAACCCTGGTCTGATCGAGAAGGCGAGTGCTCGGCTTAGAAAGGGGTTTGACGCACGTGGTCGCCTTACGGACTTTGAGAGTCAGGTGATGGACGACGTTCGTAGCGCCGAATATGCTCAACTGCAAGACGACCGCTTTGAAAGCTCCCCTGGGGTTGCTGATTATACGCGAGGGGTCTTGAAAGACGTCACCCTGGAGGTCGCGTCCGATCTCGACGACCCCATGCAAAGTGGTAACTACGCGATGCGGAGGCTGTACGGAGGGTTGCCCTCTGAGCACGGTGAGACTCGCGATGGCCCACAGGTCTTCCCCAGCCAGGAGGCAGCTGCTGCCCACATCCGCCGCAGTGGCTTCCGCGACCCAGGCGAGTCCGTGTCTCAAGCGAGGGCGCGAGCCCGTCAGGCGGCCGCCAGGCCGCAGAACCCACGCATGGGACAAACCAAGCGTAAACACGGGGGCTATTAGTGGATAACGTCAGCCTCATGCTGGCCGCATGCTCTAACAAGATTCGAGAAGACCGCGCGTGCCTGGAGTGCGATGCGGTATATTACGGTTCAATCCGCTGCCCTAGGTGTGGTAAGGCGGCGGGAGAGCCTCTCAGCGCTGAACAGCCCTTGACATCCCCCAGGGACTCGTTCAGTCTGACCTAACCCTCGGAGTAGCTCTCTCTGGGTTTATGGGTTCCACCCTGCTTCAGCTGTTGCCACGTGTTGTCACCAGAGGTCGCGGGGTGGTTTTACGTGTCTTTTTCTACACAGGGGATTAGTTATGAGTTGGTACATCAAGAAAGATTACGATCGAGATGGTAATGTGATCACTTTTGAGGTGGGTCATTACACGCCTGTTGACCATGACGGTATGCCTGCTGACTTGAGGTTTGAAGTGCTGAAGCGCTTCAATGTCGAAGACGAGCGTTACGATCATCTTTGTTGGGAGGATAAGGATGCGATGGCTTTCAGCAGGGCAGCGAGCTTTGTGTCTTTTTTGAACGGTGGGGCGACACCTCCTGAAGACAGCCACTGGGACCGATAATGGACGCAGATACCTACAGGCTCGGGCTCAGGTTGGTTCAAACAGATGGGTGGGAGTGGAGGCCCGGCATGCGCGCCGTCCACCCAGATGGCTCGTCTCACCGCAGGGTTGAAGAGGGCGCCCCCTCAAGCGACGGCTTTGTGCCGGACATGTCCGACGACGTTACCGCTGGCGCAGTCTTCTTCCTGGCAAAAGCCGTGCTCTACTCGAAGTGTAGACCGGAGGACTGGTCGTGTCTGAATATCACAATGCTAATGGGGTCCCCTCACCACCGCTCGGATGACTGGCCCTCTAAAACCCTTGGGTACGTCTCTGTGAGCGGTGAGTTCCGCAGGGAGGCTCCTGTGCATTGGATTGGTTGGGAGTGGTGCAGTGAGTCCAGCGGGGTAGAGAACATTGTTGAGGCGATGGAAATGATCTGCGCCTCCCAAGACCCCATATTCATCCTCACAAGAGACGAGCTTCAGGCGTTGGAAGAAGAGGACGACGGAAGCGGGGGTGGAGAGTAATGGACCCGCTATTTCTACCGCAGAGCAGCAGCGTCGAGCGCGAGGTGCTTGCCTGCTTGCTCCTGGACCCATCGCTCACCCCGTCTGTTACCAGCCGTATCGGGGACGATGACTTCTTCAATGATGTGAACCGCTTCATCTGGGACGGCGTTGTGGCCGCCTATGAGCGGCACAACGACTACGATGAGGTCATCCTCGAAGAGGTGCTGCGTGACCAGGGGACATGGGGCCGTATTGGCGGACCCACCCTTGTGCAGTTGCTCAATAGAGCAGGCAGTAACAGCAGGCTAGACAGCTACGTTGCCCGCTTGCTGGAGATGACCGCCCGTCGCCGTATGCATCAAGCCGCTGAACAGCTCTCGTCCATCGCTGTGGATGGGGACCTCAGCCCAGGAGAGGCTCTCTCCGAGGCCGAGGCGTTGGTGGGACGGCTGAGGGAGTCAGGTGAGAATCTAACGGATGGGGATGATGCGGGGCGCGTAGTCAACGACTACATGAGGATGGTACACGCCATCCAAAAGGGTGAGAAGAAGCCGCCACGCATCTCCACAGGCCTATATCCGCTCGATAAGGCCACTGGAGGGGGGTTCAGACCCGGATGGCTGGTGCTAGTCATGAGCCTCAATGGCCATGGCAAGACCGCACTGGCCGTAAACGGCTTCGCATGGTCTGTTGCCTACGAGCAAAAGCGCCCTGCGCTCGTCGTCAGCCTGGAAATGCCCGCTGATCAGATAATCGGACGCCTGATTGCAGCCGAATCCGGTATCCCAGTGCAGCTTCATGACCAACAAGGCCTGGATGAGGACCAATTAGTGGCCCTTACGCATGCCGCTCAGAAGGTCTCAGCAGCCCCAATCAGGGTGGTTGGGCACCAGGCGGCCACGATTGACGGTGTTCGACAGGCTGCCAGGTCGTATAAAGCCCAAAAAGGGGACCTCGGCATCATCGTTGTGGACTATATCCAGCTGATGCGCTCCCAAAAGCGCAACAGCAACCGCACCGAAGAGCTTGAACAGGTCAGTAGAGGCCTCAAAGAGCTGGCTATGGAACTGGATTGCGTGGTGATTAGCATCTCACAGCCCACAATGGCGGCCAAAAGGACCAAAGAACGGCCCACAATCCGCGATTCGAAGGGCTCAGGAGCTATCGATGATGATGCTGACTTGGGCCTTGTGCCTTGGCTGCTACATAATGTTAACGAGAGCGCTAGCCCTTGGGAGGCGCAAATTGGCATGGATAAGTTCCGCCACGGCCCCCGTCGTAACCTATATGAGAGCGATATTGAGTGGGATGGCAGCAGAACTCGCTTTACTTCTGCGGGGTTGAAGTACCGTGGCTAGGGAGACGAAGAAAGCCGTCGTGCCGCTCGGTGGATGGGTCCAATCGACAGCCATCCGAATTGCGGGGATGGGCCGATGAGGTGGCAACTAAGGGGCCGCTTTGACCGTCAATGTCTCCCTATCGCTAACAGGCATTACAACCGACAGAAGCACGACTCGCCTCAGTTCGCTCCCCCTGGCCGATGCGTCGTCCTCTACGCGGAGACGGAGACGGGTCGCGCTTTGTGGATTAGCTCCTTTCAAGAGTACGTCTTGCACGCTTGGCCGGGTGCATGGAATTGCTCGTGCTTCCGAAACGAAGGCGCGGGTCTGTCCTCCGGGCTTATCGTCGAGGCGGTCGCGGCGACTCTCTTCATGTGGGGCGAGCCGTCGGACCTCGGTTTCATCACCTTCGTCGACCGGAAGAAGACTCGACCGAAGAAGACCCCTGGTTATTGCTATCAGGTCGTGGGATGGGAGGACGTCGGGCGGACAAAGGTCAACGACTTGGTCGTCCTTCAACTAACGCCCGACAAAATGCCGCAGCCGTGCGCGCCTATACACGGTCAACTAAATCTCCTAGAGGGCTTGTGATCGGCGCTATGCATGTCGCTTGGCGGTACAAGTTCGCAGACGAGGGGGGGCATTTGGGCAGTTTGCTAACTTGCTCTAAGCCTATGGCGGCGGAAGACGTGATCGACTTGTTATGCGAGCGCTACAGCCTGAGAGAGGGCGACCTTGCTATGATGGCCGATCCCCCTTTTGACGTTTGGCCGGACTGCCAGTTACAACCCGGTAACTGTGGGTAGGTTATTTTAATTCGTTACATCTTGGAGCCAAGGCCCGTGGCTAAATCAAAGAGCGTATTCCCTAAGTGCCCACCTCCTGCTCACCTGGCCCCAAGCCGGTGGATTAGCATCGACCCGGCGAGTGGCAAGAAGCCAACCGCCGTGGTCGTCTGGGAGGGAACAGAGCCTGTCGACTTCAGAGATATCGACCACTCTGATTATCTGGCTGTGAGCGGCACCATGCTCGATGTGGACCTCGTGGTCATGGAGGGCGGCGGGTATGTGGGCGTCAATGCCGCAGCCTCACTTGGCCTAGCCAGGGTGCGTGAGCGCTTCGCTACTAGCGCCTGGTACGAGGACATTCCGTATGTCGAGGTGTCGCCTACGCAGTGGCGAGTGGTGCTCGGACTGCCAACCCAGCCAAGGTCCCGCGCAGTTGCGGCACAGCGTGACATGTGTAATACGTTATCAAAACCCAGACATTGTCCAGCGTTACCGCTGGCTCATCTGGCTAAGAATGATGATAGGCGAGCAGCGCTGCTGATTGGGTTGGCCTGCTGCCATGCCTGGAACTGGATGGAGGACGAGTGATGGCTGAGAAGAAGACCCCTGCCAAGAAGGCACCCGCCAAGAAGTCCAAGCGCAAGAAGCTTGTGGGAGACTCCGAGAAGGGGATGCTCCAGTCGGCCGTTGCGGAGGTCAAGGCTGCCGGGCCTGTTGGCGCCACAGAGGTTGTTGCCACGCTGCGCAAGATGGACCTGGGTAAGGACCTTGTTCGGTTTATTGAGAGGGTTACGAAGAGCGGCGGATTCTCCGATGAGCGCTCCGTCATCGTCGCGATGCTGCGCATGTCCAAGGACTCCGCCCGCACAAGCGGTCCGCGCTACTTCGGCCCACGCCTGAAGAGGTTCTCAAAGTGAGTGTGTTCGCCCCCGAGGGTGGCTCGCTCGGCCCCGCCCACAAGATAGCCTCGAAGGATATCGTTGTTTACGATGAGGGCGCCCGGTCCGGCGGCATCGCCAAGGCTACGGTTGTTGAGGGCCTCCTTGCTGAGTGCCTCTCAAGCAGCAAGCAGGCTCTCGATGTTGCGTATTACGGGCACGGTGAGATGCCCATTGAGCAGGCGCTTGTGTCCGCGTTCAGGCTCATTGGCATGGAATTGATGGGCCTTATCGACATGCTGTCTGGCTACCATGATGCGGCACTCCGGCCTAAGCACCGGGCGTGCAGGCAGATTGTGGTCAACATGTTGGAGCGCATGCAGGCGAACGACATCCAAGAAGATGCCGAGCCAGAGGACCTTGAGTTTTTCGCCAAAGATGCCGTCCGCTTCTTCGAGTGCATGCACGTGTGTATGCTTGAGGAGACGGATCGCAAGAAGCGACATCGCCACAAGAAGAGGTTTATCGATGCCTGAGCCACAAGACATCATCCTTACCCCGCACGAGCGCAGGCTGAAGAAGAGGATGTTGAAGGTCTTGGAGGCTCTTGAGGGCGGCCACAGCCGCCAGTCGGCGGCATCGATGGCGGGTATCTCCCCCGCTACTGTTGAGGGGTGGGTGCGCAAGGGGCAGACCAACCTGACGCACACCCTCTACCCCTGGTTCTGCCATGAGATTGGCAGGTCAGAGGGTGCTGGCGAGTCAATCTTCGCCAAGATTGTTATCGACGAGGCCACGAAGAACCACAACTGGCGCGCTGCGATGTTCTTGCTCCAGAAGCGCTACAAGTGGAACGATAGGCCCGAGATGGACAACGAAATCCAGCGAGAGCAGCAGAGGGCGCAGCTTGCGAAGACGAAGGCGGACACCGTGTTTGTCGAGGTCCGCACCGAGAAGATCAAAGAGGACAGCGATGCTGTCGTTCTCGACCGCTTGCGCGACATTCTGAACGAGGTCCGCGAGGAGATAAATCCGAGTGGCAAGGAAGAGCAAGTCAACTGAGGAAGAGCTTAGGCGTTGCGCGTCAGACTTCAGGTACTTCTGCCGACACCTAAAGATCGTTGACAAGAACGCGAAGATCATCACGTTCAAGCCTAACGCTGCCCAGGAGCGGCTTGTTCTCGCCATCGAGGACAATCCATGGGTGTTTGACCTCAAGGCCAGGCAGATGGGCGGCACCACCGGCATTGCCGCGTATGCCTTCTGGCATGCGTACTTCCGGCCCAACTTTCGCGTTGGTGTGATGGCTCAGAGCCGGGAGTCTGCTGAGCAAATCTTCGAGATTTATAAGCGCTTCTACGACAACCTTCCGAAGTGGCTCCAGTTTCCCACCGAGAAGTCGAATGTGCGCGAGATGTCTTTCTTCCACGGTGGAATGATACGCGTGTTTACGGCGAACACGCAAAGCGCACGTGGCACCACCTACAACTTCCTCCACTGCTCTGAGTTCGCCTTCTATGCAGATGTCGAGGAGACCGTTAGAGCCGTCTTCCAGACGGCCACTCCTGACGCTGTTGTGGTCATGGAGACGACCGCCAACGGCCTGAACCATGCCCACCAGCTGTGGGTTGGCCAGAACGGCTACAGCAAGGTCTTCCTGCCCTGGATGATGTCTGAGGAGTACACGCTTGCGACCAAGCCATCGTCCTTCCGGGGCGACATGTCCAAGTGGCGCGCGTATGGCGTTGAGCACGAGCTTACGGAGAGGCAGCTCTGGTGGGCATACGACACATACCGCACCAAGTGCGGGAGCAACTGGCAGACGTTCCACCAGGAGTACCCGGCCACAGCAGAGGTGGCGTTCATTACCTCAGGTGAGCGCTACTTTGATGTGATTTATCCACACGCGAAGGCGACTGCGGGGTACAGGGAGTATGGCAAGCCGGAGAAGTATCATGTATATGCGATGGGGGTGGACACTGCTTCGGGCTCGCCGTCTGGGGACTTTTCTTCGTTTTGTGTCCTTGATATTACGAACAAGGAGAGTCCGAAGTGCGTCAGCACGTACTACGTCAGAGTCTCGCCAAGCGAGTTCTCTGCCAAAGTTTTAGAGGAAGCCAAGAAGTGGGACGCTCTGGTGGTGGCGGAGTCAAACTCTTACGGACTAAGCATCATCGAGCACCTTATCGGAGAGGGCTACGCAAACCTCTACAGGCGCACGAAGTTCGATAAGATGGCCAAGCGCTGGAGGGAGGAGCTTGGCTTTGTGACCACAGTCGCCACCCGCCCAGTCATCCTCTCGAACCTGCACAAGGCAATCTCAACAGACTCTCTTGTGGTCAACGACGACCGCATGAAGGCCGAGATGAACACTTTCGTCTACGCCAAGGGGGGTAAGCCCCAGGCGTCCGGCGGAAAGCACGACGACATGGTGTTTGCCTGGGCATTGGCGTTGGCTGGCGTGGGCCAGATTGATGTCGTCCGCGAGGAGAAAATGTCAACAAGACCAACCACATTGCGCGAACTCTTGGCATACGAGTACGCAACGGGTAAGGTCTTCGAGGAAGAGTGGGTATCTAGTGAGGAAGAATCATTGGATAT